GAAGCGAACGGCGTTAAACGCATCGCGGGTATCCAGCTGGGCATTGACGGTACAGGGGCCTCAAACTTCCTGATTTCTGCCGATACGTTCGCGGTGTATAACCCGACGACGAACGGGCAGGAACTGGTGTTTGCGGCGACCGGCGGGCAGATGTTTTTGCGCTCGGTGTTCATCCAGGACGGTTCCATCGACAACGGCAAAATCGGGAATTATATCCAGTCCAGCAACTGGGACGGCACCGGCAATGTCGGCTGGCATATCAATAAATCCGGGTATGCCACGTTTAACGGCGTGACCGTTCGCGGGACAATTTATGCCACCAACGGAGAGTTCCGGGGTACGGTTTACGCTACAGATGGAGACTTCAAGGGCACAGTTTACGCGAACAAAATCGTAGGCGATGTCGTTAATATGTTCTCGTTCCCTGGCGGCAGGTATCGGGGGGATCCTGGCAAACAACAGGATTTCTATCGACAGGTTACCTGGGCGGGTGGTGTTCCATATGATGTCACTATCGCTGTACCGACATTTGTCGTATGGAATGAAAGTGATAGTTATAACGCTGCCATGGAAGCCTACGTCAATATAAACGGACGAAATATTACAGTCGCGCCTCTTGGGTTAAGGCTGTCGTATGCCGGGCCGAACAACACTCAACGCCAGGTAAACTGTTATGTACCTGTTACGGCTAGTCTGGATATTCCTGCAAATTCAGGGCCTGTAGCTATACGTGTTGGCCTGAGAGGAATAGCTAATGGCGAGGCTTATATGGACATGCAGCCATCAATGGTATTAATCACCAAAAGAAATACCCCAAACTTTTATGGTTACTCCGGTAATTGATACGAATCCCACCCTTATAACCCAGCTCCGGCTGGTTTTTTTATTTTAAGGACATCACGAATGGCCACACTTGATGACGATTTAGCAAAAGCCGTCACGGAAGGGTTTCGCCAGGCGCAAATTGATATCGCCAACCAGGACCTGATTTTATCGGGCACCGGTGACGTCACTGTGACTCGTGCAGACGGCTCGAAAAAGACAGGTCCCAGCTGGTCAAAGCTGATCGCCCAGGCCGGTGCGGCAGGAGCCAGCGCTGCTGCTGCCAAAACATCAGAAGCGAATGCCCTTGCTTCGAAAAATGCGGCAGCATTAAGCGCAACGAACGCAGCAACGTCGGAGGATAACGCACTCGCATCGAAGAATGCCGCCAAAACCTCCGAAACGAACGCGAAGACTTCGGAAAATAATTCAAAGACCTCAGAAAACAATGCAGGAGTCAGCGCCAGCAGTGCCGCAGCATCACTGGCCGCAGCGCAAAAGCTGACGTCTGTACCCTATGAGGCTCCACCATATCCAGACGTATGGTTGCCGCTCAATGATGATATGCGGCTTAAGGAAGGCATTGCACCATATGACACGTTGACTATTTCCGGGCAGGTACTGGAGCTGCCAACAAAATCGGCGCTGTTAACCCGCTCAACTACCGGGACCTATTACGATAAATCAGGACTGATGAAGTTAGCCGATATTAATGAACCTCGCCTTGACAAGCAGGGGCTTCTGATCGAATCAGGTGCAACTAATCTATATACGTATTCAGAGACTATTGGTGCCGGAAGTGGTGTCACGGCGACTAATAATGCCGGAGTTTCTCCAATGGGTGATAATACAATGTCGCTTATCATTGAAAATACGGCGAACACTGAACACTATGCGGGTGATCGGAATATAGTTTTAACAGCAAATACAGTTTATTGCTTTTCTGTTTTTGTTAAAGCTCACACTAATTCCCGAAATTTATATTTGCGCATTGCTTCTGGTAGTACAGCTGGAGTTTTCTTTGACCCTGTAACAGGCGCGTGGTCTGGAAACGGGACGGGAGCGGCTTATGCTGATCGCGGTTTCGAGGATATTGGAAACGGTATTTATCGCGTCTGGATAACGTTCACCGCTGCCGCAAGCCAGAGTACAGTCATTCGTATTCAATTAGCGAACGGTGTTACAGCAAGCTATACCGGTGATGGAAAATCCGGTTTATATGTCTGGGGTGCGCAACTGGAAGAGTCGCCATCACCTACCTCATATATCAAGACAATATCCGCCACCGTTACTCGCGCTCCAGATTTATGGGATATGTCGAGCATCAATGCCGGATACCGGACTCTTGCTGACAAATTCAAGCGCACTGTCGCGTTTGAATTCGTGAGTAAACTCGCTCCTTCTACAAGCTATGCGGAGGTGTTACGGAACGGCGGGGTAAGCAATGACATTATTTGCCGACTTCTGCCATCCAACCGGCTTGCGTCTTACAGAAGCTCTGGGGGGATCACAGTTAATATGGATCAAACCCTGTCAGGGGTTTATGTCCATAAAGTTGTAGGAGATGTGGTTACCATTTATTGGGATGGCAAAAATGCCACGGCAACGTCTCTTCCGGTGGGAACGACACAAACACCGACCAGATTAGGTAATAACACGCCAAACTCAGTCGCCAAATTCGTGTATTACATTCGCAATCTACGTATCTGGCATCGTGAACTGACAGAAAACCAAATTAATGGACTCCGCTAATGAGAGATTTATATCTGCGTTTTAATGACGTCGACGAAATGCGCACGCAGTTAATCGCGGCGGGGTTTGTGGATGAAGAGGGGCAGGGTGGTTTACATCACCCCGATATCAGTCTGGATATCGTCGGCGTTATCACTGTTCCTGCTGAAGTTATCAATCCCGGTGAAGAAAACGAAGTTATCAAGTACACCACCGAACCCGGCTATCACGTCAATTTGCGGGTCATGAATGACTCGCTCGATTTATCCGGGCTGAACGACTTTGTGGTTAAACCGAAAACACCGGCTCGCGTCTGGGCGTAAGGAATTAAGTTATGGCAAACAGAATAGACACGGCTGAATTAAGCAGGGCCATTGCTGCCTGGACATCCACCATCAATGACGCGTCTCTGCCGGGGGTCGGGAGTACGGTTTATGGCGGATACATAAAGTCACAGTACACCGTAAATGGCGTTGAGAAGATATCCGCCCAACTCCAGATCGTGAAACGCATCGAATGGAACTACTCCATTGCCAGACTGGTGGTGTTGCAAAATGCGGGGGGTACTGACTCCGCGCAGAACAACTACTTCGACTTCATGTCCAACGGCAATGTGCAGATCCCGGGACGTTTGTATATGGGCGGTCCAGCCGTGAGTTCGTGGTGGAACTCAGCACAGGCCCACTATGCCTCTTATTACGCGGAGACCGCCACGGATTCTCCGGGTAACGGGGCTATAGCTGGCCTTTCCTGGGGGTATCAACATGGCGGTGGGTATAACCTCCGATCGATGTGGGGTAATGTTGGTAACGGGCTGAGTTCCTGGGCTAACACTGCACTAACACAGTTCGGAGATAGTGGGTCCAAGATACGGTACTGGTACTTCACCCCAGCCAACGGGGACTTTGTAACCTCAGTCAGCGGGGATGGAGGATTTTCTGGCAACTATACGTATCAGAAGGCCGCAACCTCAGATGCGACGTTGAAACACGATATTGCATATGACGACGGAAAGGCCTCTTACGAAAACATCAGGAAGCTGAAACCCTGTACGTTCGTGTATAACGGCGATTACTTAGAGCGTGTGCGCCGGGGGATCATAGCCCAGGACGCTTTGCGGGATATCGACAGCGAGTATGTGAAGCTGGTTCCTGCGGCGCCTGAATTTGACGAAGAGGGAAATCGTTGTGATAAAGATGACACACTGGCTTTGGATAACAACGTCGTCATGATGGATACGGCGCTGGCGCTGCATCACGCGATTGCCAAAATCGAAACACTGATCGCGCAGGTCGCGCAGTTGCAGGCTGAGGTTCAGGCGCTGAAAGCATAACGGCAGCCGGATGTTCAGATGTAATTATCATTAGCCGCATTCTCGATCACTCTGAAGTAGAGAAAAAAAGCCCGTACGGGAACGGGCACAAATCTCTTAGTTTTGTTATCAACCCCGCGCTCATGACGCAGGTCGTTAACATATCGGCAGCATCAGCCATTACTTTAGGTAGGTAGCATCAACACTTCGTTTAAAATCATCTACCTTTAATGAAGGTGAATCCCCCTTTGCGGCGGGGCAATCCAGTTAACTGCTAAGTGCAGATATGCTTGCGGCCCGTATAACTGGTAACGAGTCACCGGGAGGCACCCGGCACCTGTATCAGAGTAAGCTGTTTGTGTGTGCTGATTTCATTTGCCTGCCTAATCAGCAGGCTTTTTTTTACGGCCTGGATGGGGAGTCCCGGATGGCAAGTGTTGCGTTTTTAGCTGTTTGGTTTGTGCTGAACGTGTCAGGTCTTATCAGTCTTTTGAGAACGTTATTAAATATCTGGTGCGATCAGGAGCAAGTCTAAATACCGCTTAAAATGATGTCTGGTCCGACCATGGTTACCGGAACATTAAGGAATATTAAACTATCGTTTAGCTAAAAGGATGAGGTGTATTGGATCAGCTAACAGCCTGGAGGCATCATACCTGCTATGAAATTCATCTGTCCTATTTGCAGAAGCAACCGGTTCTTTTACACTTCCTTCAATCCCGTGCTAAACCTGCCACACGGCGCGGTATGTTCCGTATGCGGAACCCGACTTACTACGCGCTCCATTCGTCCAACGCCACGTAGAAGACGCTGGCCTAAACAGGTGGTTTAAGCCCCTGCTGACACGAAGCGGGCTCCGGCCACCGCTACAGCCCTCTGGGCCTTACAGAGCTCAATTTTATACCGGAAGTTCTGGTATACCCGCTTGGTCAATTCGGCAGAATAGCTGGATATTCAGCAGTAATTATCAATAGGCGCTGCCGCATTGATCTGCACTCTCTTTAAAACTACTGTATATAAAAACAGTAAAAGGAGTGCAGATCATGCCCCGCCGTCACGACATTCACGCCGCATTTGTGGCCGCAATACAGCAAAACCCTAATGGCTACCAGTGTTTACGCACAGATGACTTTATTGAAGAACTGGCGAAGTTACACTGGCATTTCAGCCAGGCCGATGCCAACGACTGGATAGAGCGATACCAGGAGTGCTTCGTCGACAAGACGCCGGACAACAGCGAGAACAGGCTCTGGATGCTCCGCAACATGGGGAGGGTTCTCTGATGGGATTCCCTTCACCGGCAGGCGACTACGTAGAGCAGCGGTTAACTCCGGAGCGTATCTGCGGGATCGGCATGGACAGCCGCATCCTCGAAACCTCTTCTGGCTTTGCGGTCATCGAGCCGTGCACCAGGTTGGTACAGAATCAGGTTCTGCTGATTTTGTCGGGCGGCCGCACGCAGTTTGCCAGGGTCATGGGCAGAGCGCTGATTTGTGATGATGGCGAGGCGATCGAGGGCGAAGCTGCGGAGGAGGTCGAGATTATGGGGCGGGTTACATTCTTCATCAACAGTACAGACGAGGATGACAGGCCGGTGTAAAAATAGAGCCCATAAAAAAGCCCGCATCAGCGGGCTTCTTATCACTCGGGAGCCGCGGCTCCTTTGCGTATCCTTTTTTGTCCCCTCACCGTCTGGTCGGTGTCCTTCTGAGACTGCTAACTTCCTGTTATTGCTAGTGATGTCCTATCACTGTCCAATCATGATTGGTGGAGCTGGCGGGAGTTGAACCCGCGTCCGAAATTTCTACATCCTCGGTACTACATGCTTAGTCAGTCTTTACATTCGCACGCCAGCTGCGGACAGACACGCCACTAACGAACTAGCCTGATTAGATTTAACACTTCAGCCCCAGGCAGGACATCCATGCGATCTCTTTTGGGTTTGACCTCTCTTTGATCCCCGTCTTAAGAGCGGAAGCTAGGGAGAGAGGGCTCTTAGCAGGTTATTAAGCTGCTAAAGCGTAGTTTTCGTCGTTTGCGACTATTTTTTTGCGGCTTTTTACGAGGCAAACCGCCCCTCGGCATGCACCTTGGGTTTCGCAAATCCCGTCGAATCCAGAATCAGCCCCAATAGTGTTACAGCAAGTATACCAGAACTCGTAGCCGGGATACCACCCCGGAACGCTAACTTATTGAATCGCTCAATAAGTGCGCTGAAATTAACGGCCTGCGTGCTTCATGATGCGCGCTTTATCGACCTGCCATTCGCGGTCTTTGGCGTCGTTACGCTTGTCGTGCTGCTTCTTACCTTTTGCCACGCCAATTTTCACTTTGCACCAGGCGTTCTTCCAGTACAGCGACAGGGCGAGCACGGTATAACCTTCGCGATTGATGCGCCCGAACAGGGAATCCAGCTCACGCTTGTTCAGCAGCAGCTTACGGGTGCGGGTAGGATCGCAAACGTAGTGTGAAGAGGCGACCGTCAGTGGCGTAAAGTTCGCGCCAAACAAAAAGGCTTCGCCGTCTTTGAAGATCACGTAGCTATCACCGATGTTGGCTTTACCCGCACGCAGCGATTTAACTTCCCAGCCCTGTAACGCCAGGCCAGCTTCGAATTCTTCTTCAATGAAATACTCGTGGCGGGCACGCTTGTTGAGCGCAATGGTTGCCGAGCCAGGTTTATGTGCTTTTTTCTTCGTCATAAGTGTCGTGAAGCCGTAGGTAATCTGATGTCAAAAAGTCACCTCATTGCGTCCTGTGAGGTCTAACGCGCTATATTAGCACGAGATGAGGCTCAGCGTTTTTTTAACAGGGGATAAATGTTATTATTTGTTGGTTGTTTGATCAGGAAAAATGTTATGCCTCAGATTAGTCGTACTGCGCTTGTCCCTTACAGTGTGGAACAGATGTACCAGTTAGTGAATGACGTTCAGTCATATCCGCAGTTTATCCCGGGATGTACCGGGAGCCGCGTGCTGGACTCAGGCCCGACGCAAATGACGGCGGCGGTGGATGTTTCCAAAGCCGGGATCAGCAAAACATTCACGACCCGCAACACGCTGACCGATAACCAGAGCATTCTGATGCATCTGGTGGATGGCCCCTTCAAAAAATTGATGGGCGGGTGGAAGTTCGTTCCGCTCAGTGCCGACGCCTGCCGGATCGAGTTTCATCTCGATTTCGAATTTACCAACGCCCTGATTGAACTGGCGTTTGGCCGCGTGTTTAAAGAGCTGGCGGCGAATATGGTCCAGGCGTTCACGTTGCGCGCCAAAGAGGTTTACAGTGCCAGCTAA